TTCTTGCAAGCTGCACCGATCCACTTTCTGATCATGCGCTGGAGCTTTTTCATCCTGCGCCATTCCATCCAATGCACACCAATGGCGAAAGGGTAAGTGAGAATGAGAATGGCTTTGCCCTTGGCGTCTTGGTCTTTGAAGTTGTGTAGGTTCATGGGTTATGAGTAAGTTTTGATTTGTTCGCGAGCGTTGTCGATTTCCTTAACAGAATTATCAGCCATATCCCCCAACTTGCGAAACACCTTGCGTTTTTCCTCGTCGGAGTATAAAGCCTCGACTCTAGCTTTAGAAGAAATTTCACCAAGCCTTAGGCGTAAAGTAAAGAGTTGGTCTTTGAGGAATGCGATGTGTTCTTGTTCAGTCATGGGAGTATTCTAGTATAGAGTTAGGGCTAAAGAAAAGGTTTATTTTGTTTTTCTTGGGGCGGGGGAAGCGTGAGAGCAATCGCTAAAGAAAGGGATCGGCTCTTGCTTGGCGAACTCCTCAGAATTCTTTTTGAACTGAGCTTTGCGCTGATCAATGAGATCTTGAACTTCTTGTGAGCGAGTGGCGGGGTAAGGCTTGTTTGCTTTCATGTGAGTAGTTTACTTTGTTTTCCTGAGTAGTGCAAGCTTTCTTTGCTATTATTTCGATTTATTTACTTATCCAACCGAACTTAAAAAAGTCAAAGTGACCATTGTCATCCCCATACTTCAGATACTCCTTGGTGATCTCTGAACCATACTTGTCTTCGATGTCTTTGTACATACTGCCAGCAAAAACCTCGTCCATGATCTGGAAGAATAAACTCTTGTTCATACCTCCACCATCTTCGTTGGCGTAGTTAAAAGACTGCATCTCTTCTTGTTTCTTCATGGGCATAGTATACAGCGAACAGCTCACAATTAAAAGCTTTTTTTTGTATTATCTGACATTTTTGCAAAGGGGAGGGGTTTTCTGAAAGTTTTTGCTTTTTTGCTTGACACGCACACAGCGGGGGGGTGGTGAACACTATATAGAAAGTTATTTTTATAAATTAGGGGATGCGCCATATAATAAAATACAGCTACAAGGTTAGAAACCGTGTAATAGATAAAAACCAATGGCAAAAGACAACAGCTTATTATTGGGTCATATTGAATTGACAAAGAAACAAAAAGAATTCTATGATATCATGACTGACGACAAAACACGAATAGTGTTTGTTGGGGGTCCAGCAGGAACAGCAAAGACATTTTTATCAGTTTATAGTGCATTAGATTTATACAATAGCGACAAAAACTTAAAAATATTATATTTGCGTAGTGTGGTGGAGAGTGCGGATAGGGGGATAGGTTTTCTGAAAGGAGACATGGATGATAAGTTTGGGCCATATATGGCACCCCTTTTAGATAAGATTGATGAGTTATTGAATAAGCCAGAGAAAGACCAATTAAAAAATAAAAAGGTACTAGAAGCGGAACCGATAAACTTTTTGCGCGGATGTACTTGGAGAGATAAGGTGGTTATTGTGGATGAGGCTCAGAATATGAGTGTGAGAGAATTGACTACTGTGCTTACAAGGATAGGTCGTGGTAGTAAGTTGTTTATATGTGGAGATAGTTTGCAGAGTGATATTAGGAATAGTGGGTTCGATAGGCTTAAGTCTTTGTTTGAGGATGAGGCTAGTTCCAAAAAGGGTGTGTGTAGTGTATCTTTTGGGAAAGAAGATGTGATAAGAGATAAAATTATCAGTTATCTTGTAGAAAAAATTGAATTATTAACCCCGAAACAATAAAATTTCTATATGAATAAAGTATTTTGTTCTTCCTGCGGTCACAAGAATGTGTACGAGGTGGCTAAACCAAAGTTTTGTGCTGACTGTGGTGCTTCTATAGGGATGCCCTCTCAAGCTTCTGTCAAAAAAGTGACAACGGAAGTCGAGCATGAGGTAGAACAACCTCGTAGACTTGATCTTAATAGATTAAAAAACGATATTGTTGCCGAAGTTGGGGATAACCAAGGAACTACTCTAACTGATTTATGGAAATCTGCTACTCCAGATTCTGCTAATAGTTTTGATCGCCCAGCGCCTAATCTACCAGATGGCGAAGCTATGATCAAACAGAGTCAGGCTGATTGTTCTTCCTCACGAGTCCAAGATATTGATGGATAAGACTTATGAAGACCTTATCCCAGAAATAGAATTACTTTTAAATAGATATAGAGCTAAGTGGCAACTTAATTCTATAGCATGGTTGGATTACGATGACGTATGTCAAATCATCCGTATCCATTTACACAAAAAGTGGCATCTGTGGGATCAGAAGAGGGCTTTCAAGCCTTGGGCGTCTATGTTGATGAATAATCAGATTAAAAACTTGATTAGGAATCACTATGGGAACTTTGCTAAGCCATGCCTTCGTTGTTCCTTCTACTTAGGTGGAGATGAATGTGGGTTTACTAAAAGTAAAGAGCAAGATGATGAGTGCGATGATTTCGCCAAGTGGAAGACCAAGAAACAATCAGCCTTTAATTTAAAAATGCCTGTTTCACTTGACTCTCTTATTTCCGTTCAAGATAGAATGAAAGACGATGAATTGAACTATGAAGAAAAAGCTTTAAAGATACATAATTTAATTATGTTGGAATTGGGGGAGAAACATAAAGAAATATATAGGTTATTATACATGGAGCATTGGGATGAAGAAAAGGTAGCTAAGAAGTTCGGGTTTAAGAAAGACACTAGTAAGAGAAAGACCCCTAGATACAAACAAATAAACAATTTAAAAAAGAAATTCTATATGATTGCGTTGAAAGTGGTAAAACAGGAGGATTTATGATATACGATTTAACAGAGAAGCAGAAAGAGCAGATTTTAAAACTGTTTAAAAAGAATCCTGACTTAATGTATATAACCCGAAAGATATTTAATGATGAGAATATCGATGGTCGGTCTAAACAAGGGAGAGCAGTTAGAAAGTTCTTAGCTGAACAAGACAAAAGAGCAAATACTTCATTAGCCCCAAAGGTAGAGCAGGTACATCTCAACAAAGAGCAGAAAGAGTTCCTAATGACGGATAATGTTGAGGTTGGTATGAATGCACTAGAAATAGCCCGACTCACATTCAAAGACAGGGACATCATTCCTCTTAGCATGAAACATCGAGTCATCGTTGATTTCCTTAAGACCTATCGGCCAGAAATCGTTGATGATAATGAAATTGTAACAAAAGAGAAGTGGGTGGCTCCAAAGTCAATTAGTAGGGCTATAAGTAAGGTAAATAACTTCTGTTCAACCCAATTAGAAGAATTATCTCTCCAGACAAAACAAAAGAAATTAATGGAGCAATTAATCATCTACTTGCGTAGCCCAAGATTTAATCACTTCATAAATCAATATACAACTCTAGCTGATCGCGACTTATTTGAAAGTGAGTTCGTCAGGGCGATTTGGGACAAGCCTGACCTCACTAATGACGAATTGAACTTGTATGTGACCGTGTGTACCAACTACGTGCGCCAAAAACACATCCAGCAGCGCATTGACAAGCTTAACGCACTACTTGACGACCAAGACAACGAAAGGGACATCACAATGCGTCTGACGGAGATTATCAAGGCCACTAGTGATGAGCTTAACCAGTGTGAAAAACGAATTGAATCATTGACGAAGGATCTCAATGGATCTAGAACTGCTCGACTAAAAGCCAAAGGAGAAGAAAATGGATCTATCTTTGCTTTGGTCGAAGCATTCCAAGAACGAGAAGAAAGAGACCGTATGATCATGATGGCTGAACTTCAAAATAAATTAATTGAAGAAGAAGCTGACAGATTGGAGAGTATGGACGATTATAAAGCAAGGATCTTGGGAATATCCAAAAAAGAATTATTATGAGTGACTTTGTTTGTAAAGAATGTGGTAAGGCTTACGACAGCCGAAGGGGTTTCCATGCCCACCTAAAAGCACATAGCGTTTCCATAGGAGAGTACTATGTGGAAAATTATGCTAAAAGGGATTTATTTACAAACGAGCTACTAAAATTTAAAAATTACGACCAGTACTTCATGGAAGATTTTAATCAACCAGAGAATTACATATCTTGGTTGAAAACGACTTCACCAATAAAAGCTAAAAACCACCTTATAGAATATACAAAAAGGAAGTTTGGGAATAAAGATGTTAAGTTTACCCCTCCTGATCTTTACTATATGTTAGCTAAACTCCCGAATATAGATTACTATAGGAAAATGTGGAGTTCTTACTCTGACTTTTCAAAAGATTTAGGCATAGAGTCTTGGTTCTCTAAAAACCTACCAAAAGACTTCTGGGAGAAGAACCACAATGACCTTCCTATTTTTGTAGACACAAGGGAGCAAAAACCATTAAAATTTGAAAACGGCGTAAGCAACAAGTTAGACTTCGGTGATTATACAGCCGCAGGTAAATATTACTCAAAAACATTTGTAGATAGAAAAGCACAAGATGACTTCAGACAAACATTCGGGAAAGATATTAAAAGATTTAGGCGGGAAATGGATCGTTGTGTCCAGTTTAATTCTTACATGTTCATTGTTGTCGAGTCTTCTATTGAAAAAATCGAAGAAGACAACAAAATATCGAAGTTTAAATCGAACTTAGGTTATTTGTGGCACAATGTGCGAGATCTAATGCTCGATTACCCAGAGAATGTACAATTCATTTTTGCATACTCAAGGGCGGGAGCTAAAAAGATAATCCCCAAAATATTATATCACGGCCAAGGCTTATGGCATGTTGATGTACAATATCATTTAGAGAAAAAAGTTCATGGCATGGCAGAAAGGAAAACAGCGGTATCGTAATGATTACTCCGCTACGGAATTTAATTCTTATTTAAAAACACTCGACGGCGACTTGCCTGACGAGGAAGCAAAGTATTTATTATATAAGTTCTTAAGGGCTAATATTGCATTTACCTCTGAGTTATTTTTAGGGGTAAAATTATTTCCATTTCAGGCTATGGCTATTAAGGGGATGATGGTATCGGACTATTCTATGTTCGTATTCTCCCGTGGTATGTCTAAAACATTCTCTACAGCTATTTATGTACTACTTGAGTGTCTTTTAAACCCTAACGCGAATATAGGTGTTATTGCAGGTAGCTTTAGGCAATCAAAACAAATCTTCCAAAAAATGGAGGATATACTTAGTAAGCCCGAAGCAAAACTAGTAAAAGAGTGCGGAGTTAAAATCACAAAGGGAACTGACCAATGGACCCTCAAAATTGGTAATAGTCGTGCGATAGCCCTTCCG